CAGCATTCGCAGATACAATTTCTGGTACAGATTTCGAGACTGGAGATACTTCAGGATGGAATACTGGAACTCAAACTGGAACACTAGATGCCACAATCGGTGGAAATGGAACTGGTGTGAGTGTTGTCGATAATCCAGTTATTTTTAATGCTGGATCTTTCCCCGCAGTAGGAAGCCCAACACTACAAGACGGTTCTCCTAATCCATATCACGCACCCGCAGTAACACCAACCACTTGGGAGTTTGCTCCTTATGGAACTGCTGGTGCCGCACTACAACCAAACGGTCAACAAACATTTAACCAAGCAACAGAAGCACTTGGTTTAACTCCAGAGCAAAATCAAGCAATAAGAGATCTTCTCACTCAACAACAACAAGCATCAGGACTTGGAAATCCAAACCCAACCGATGCTTCTTGGATTACAAAATCAGTCACTTTGGAGACTGGAAAAGTTTATACGATGTCTTGGAACTATATTGGAACTGATTATGTTCCTTTCAATGATGGTTCTATCACTTCACTTGTTTATCAGGGATCTGGAACTTCCCCATCAGTAACAGTTAATAACCAACTTCAAAACTATGCATTACTTGGATTTACCAATCCAGGAACAGGTGATTATTCAACAGGTTCTTTTGGTTCTACTGGATGGCAGTATTCAACTTATCAAGTAGGCGCTGATGGTGATTATCTCTTGGGATTTGCAGTATTCAACCTTGGAGATACAGCATTATCACCAGTTCTTTTAGTTGATAGTCAACCTGGAACTACAACAGCAAATGGTGAGGCATTCACTCCTGTTGCTCCAAACAATCCAGATGCACCATCTGTTGATGAGGTAGCACCAACTCCAACTCCTGAACCCACACCAGAACCAGAACCAACTCCTGAACCCACACCAGAGCCAACTCCTGAACCAACACCAGAGCCAACTCCTGAACCCACACCAGAGCCAACTCCTGAACCCACTCCTGAACCAACACCAGAGCCAACTCCTGAACCTACAGCAGAACCAGAACCACCAACATTATTAAACTCTGTGACTGTTCCTGCACCAGGACTTCCAGTTGTTGTTACCACAGAAGTAACACATAAGGCATCTGAGAAGGATGGAGTTCAGAAGATTAGAAGAGACTTTGCAACTACAAGTCAGACTCCATTATTGAAGCAAGATACTTATAGTGATGGAACCGTCGTAAGTTCATTACTTCTTTCTGTTGATACTGAAAATACTCACGATGTTCTTTCTGGACGCACTGACCAGTATGAAGTTTTAGATAAGATTGGTGGTGGATTACAAAATCTTCTTATCCACGAACCATCTAAACCAACCACTGATAAAGTAAGAGTATTCAGTAATAACTATTATGCTTGGTCTTCTGGTGAGAATGGATACGATGGTAAGACTTTAATTATTGGTGGTGGATTAGAGATTGATATTAAACCAACCTGGACGATTGGTGGTCAATATAATAATATGAATATTGATTTAGGTGGTGTTGATAGTACTTCTAAACTCCTGAAAAATCATTATGGAATATTCAATATGTTGCGTGGCAATACATTCTCACTATTAACAAATGCTGGATTTGCACAGAACAAATATAACGTATCCAGAAATGTTCAGGGTGTCTTCAACAATGAAAGTTCAACACAAGGAAAAGAGTGGTTTGTAAATAACAGACTATTCTGGCATCTTAATAAGAATTTAAGACCATTTGTTGGATACACTGTTGGTAACTACCAGAGAGATGGATTTACTGAGAAAGGTTCTATTCAATCCAGAAGAACTGTTGATACTATAAACAAAACTTCACATTCTGGTGAGGTAGGTCTAAATATTTCACACCGTTTTGGTGGAAAGAAAAAGGATTTATTTGGAGTAACTGTTGGTGGTTCTTATGAGACTAGTGGATTGATTGAAGTATCTGCTTCTGTTGATTATAAAGAGATGGTAGTTATTGAAGGGATACATCAAATCAATGATGGTGTTTCCAATACAGCAGTTTCTGCAAAACTTAAATTTAAGTTCTAAAATCCTAAATAACAAAGACATCATCACTAGGAACTGATGGAAAACAAAAGGGAAAAATGTATGAGTCAGATTATTCGTATTGCGATTTTGGGTTGGTCTGCCGCACTATTGACAGCAAGTTACGCTGGTGCTCTCGCTAAAATGGATCCTACCTTTATTGCAACCGTATTCACTGCTTCTGCTGCAACCTTTGGTATTAACACAATGAAGAAGGGTGGTGATGATGATGAAAAGAAGGAAGAACCAAAAAGGGAAGATGTCGTAGAATCTCTCCCTGAACTACCAGCACCAGAAGTTGCTGCCGCAGAACCAACCCTTGAGGAAAGAGTTGAAGTTCTAGAGGGCCAAGTTCAACCCCGTACCGGTGGAGCATAATGTCTAAGTCTGCAAACAAAGGCAAGAAAGGTTCTTCTGGAGGACAAAAAAACTCTAAACAGAATCAAGGTAATGCCACTGCCAAAAAAGCAAAGAATGGTGGAAAGAAAAAATGATGGAATTGATTGCTTTTATGATTGTTGGTTACACTGAGATTAGTCCAGGACAATGCCAACTTGAATATTTTAGATATAATGAAATACACTCGCTGGTTGTACCATGCCAAGAGAATGGAACACTCCAAAAAGGGAGTGTTGGAATGCTCCCATCCATCAAATACTTAAAGCTATAGATAATCACACCCGTCTTCACATGGAGACGGGTGATTTTTGGCATGAAGAACAGGCCCAGATCTTGAGAAAGTATGTAAAAGATTTGAAAGTCTGGATTCATAAACAAGAAGGTTGGTGGAACGAATGAAAAAGTTACTCACCTCAGTTGGTTTAGTTTTATCCTTAGCATTTCCTGCTATGGCGTCATCACTAGCGCCAACACAACCAACAGTAAAACCATACAGTCCAGCAGCAATGGGTTGTATGATTCTCCTAGAATGCACTGAAGGAGTAGAAAAACTCACAGTAGATTCTGAACTACTAAAGGATCCAGACTTTGATCCATTCAGAGAAGAACTAACAAGAATTATTACTGCTCTTGATGGTGTAAATGTTCCCGTTTATGTTGCACCAGAAAGATATTTTACTCCAAGGACAGTAGGATTATATAAACCAAACTACAATCGTTTCTTTGTGAACGAACAACTTCTCAAAGATCCAAGAGAGTTTCTTGGAACGATGAGACATGAAGGATGGCATGCCGTACAAGATTGTATGGGTGGTGGGATTCAGACATCATTCATGGCCCAGGTTCATCAGGATTCAGAAATCCCTGCTTGGATTATGAAGAATACTAGATTGACCTATGAATCTATGATGCAGAGTCGTGCTGTTCCCTGGGAAGCAGATGCTAACTGGGCAGAAGAACAATCGAATGTTACTGCTGAGAAGTTAGAGATGTGTGCTAAAGGTCCACTGTGGGATCAGATGAGACCAACTCCAATGACTATGGATTGGTTAATTGGTTGTGGATTTATGAAACCACAAGAGGGTAAGTATCCTTATTATCCAAATAAAAAAGTAGAGTATTGTACAGAAGGAAAATATTAGAAAGACAATCTAGCTGATAATTTTTTAGCGATTTTCTTAGGAGGGGCGTAGAGAGATTTAAATCTTTCTTGCCCTTCTTTTGTGAATTTTTCTTTTACGGGTTCATCAATGATTACTTTATTCTCAATTTCATAAAGTGTATTTTTCTCTACTTGATCTCTAATGTATTGTTCTACATTATCAACTTGAGCAACTAATCGTGTACCTTCAGATGAGTACTCAAAAATATCAATGTGACCTGATTCAGCCATTACATAATGGAGAACAGGTTTAACTTGTTTGATCTTAATTTTGAATTTATTTTTTGCAGCTTCTTTTAAAAATGGTTCTGCTGCACTTCTTAGACCATTAAAAACTGCGGTTGATGCTATTGTAGCTGCAGTTGTAACTACAGCTACAGCACCAGCCGTAGCAACAAGAGAAGGGTCAGGTAAATTAATATCGACTCCATAAACGGAAAATGTAGGTTGAGGTTTATCTACTGGAACTTCTGCAACTGTAGGTACAGTTTGAGACAGAGGAGTTTCGTTAACTTGGGGCAGTTGAGGAGGGGGAGTAGTATCAGGTAACCCCCTTGATTTTTCCTGTTGTTCTTGTGCCTGTTTTTCACGTTCTGCTTTTACTGCAGCATCAAACTCTGCTTGAGTTGGAACATTAATGACTGGATACTTTATTGCAGTATTCGGAACATCAATGATAGGAACTTCCAGTCCACGAACAACAGGCGCTTCTACAGAACGAACATTTGGTCTGTCTATAGTTGAAATTACAGATGGACCAGATATTCGATTTATGTTTGCACTTGGTACATTGATCGGATTATTTCCGATTATTGTTCTTAGATTTGGATTATCAATTGATTGTATTGGTTCCATTGACCACATCCCCAACTCTTGGATATTTCACAACAACATCAGCACAAATTTTGTGATAAGGACTGTCCGGATGGAACATAATTCCTGACTTGTATGCTTCACCGCATTTTAAAAGTCTTACAAGTTCAAAATCTAAACGTGCTTTGTCTGCTTCTGCTTGTTGTCTTGAGATTTCAACTTTGGCTCTTGATTTGCATAGTTCTTGCAAAGAACCATCTAGAGGAATATTAAAACCCATGGATAATCCAGCATTTCCAGAATAAGATGGAAATTGTTCTGGATCTTGACTTGCATTTCCATTACCAATAATAAATGGTGATATGGAAAATGTGGGGCCTTGACATGAAACTCCAGATCCAAAAGTATTCAAAGCAAAAGGGCCTTGAAGTACCTGAACTGCCTGGTTAGTTACATTACCAGTAGCAGATGCTGAAGGTCCAGCAATGTTTGTATTACTTGGTGCTGGGGCAGTTTGAGCAAATGCAGTTCCTGTTGAGATTACTGCGTAAAGACAGAGATTGATGTAGTGGTTGATTGGGTTTCTGTAGTACGGTCTATCCATGTTTCTTTTGCCACTCCAGGTCCGAGGTAGGTTTCGCTGAACTGGAATGGAGCACCTTGCGTCATAATCGAATAACCAGCACCCCTTTGAGGAACGCCAGGAATGTTGATGTTCGTACCAGTTACAGTATAAGATTCACCAGTTGTATATTCAACTTGGCGGATTGTCTCTATAATCTTTGTAGTAGATTCTGTGGTTGCATTGATTGTACCCCTCGTAAAATTGGGCACAACACTCTCAGCGTAAACGGGAGTACAGATGACTCCCGCCGCTAAAAGCAAAGCGGGAGTTAAATGTCTCATTTGAATACGCTTAGTTCAATGGCTCTTTGACCTGTTGCGGTAGTTCCAGCACCACCAGCTGTAATAGTAGGAACGCCAGTTGGAGAGAGAGTACCTGCGAGGGATCCCTTCTCACCACCAACTTGAGTTACAGTATCTCCATAAAGATTTGGAGTTCCGATAACACCATTCGTTACTGTTTGAGTGGTAACAGGAGTATCCGCAGCATTAAAACTTTCTGAGAAAGTAAATGCTTGACCTGGAGTATTAATGTCGTAGGTTCCAGCACCACCTACACCACCAAAGGATGAGGATTGGATATTGGTTCCTGACGCTGAATATGAAGCACCGATTCTGGTTGATTGAACTGCAGCACCATCAACTTTCAATTGTACGGAATCAGTAATTCTTGATGTAATTTCAGCAGCATTAACTGGGATAGCGAAGAATAACGAAAAGGCCAATAATAGTCTTTTCATTGTTCTTATGATTTTTTGGGCGGCTTATTTAGTATTAAATTATGTTAATTTAAGATTCAATAAAACCATTATTATTTAATTGAGTTTGAACATCTCTAACTTAGTTAAAGTTCCACCAGCGTCTCCACCAATATCTTGACTGGTTGGATTTCCAGTATAAGCAGTAAGTTCAACATAATCAGTACTACCATTCAGAGTTACAATAGCAGAAACATTCATTGTGTATGTGTGTGTTTGTACGCCACATACAGAAAGTGCAGCTGTAGTTCCATTTCTTCTTATCTGAATATTTGACTGGACAGTATTCGTTGCTGCACCTGCTTCCCATTTTACCATTGCATTTATACAATAGTTTCCTGCAACAGTTGGGGTGATACGATTATTTCCAGAGTTGAACCAATTATTACCATCACTAATTGCAGAAAATCCTATCAAAGTATCGGAAAGACTAGTTATAGTTTGGTTTGAGGTTCTTGCTAGTTTTACATAATAATTTCCGGCAGCATTTAGATTACCAGATAATATTGCATTACCTGTTGGTGTAATTTGGAAGGGCGCTGTTCCATTTGCAGCATTCGCATCATCCTCTCTGAAAAATCTAAAGTTGTTTGTATCACCATCATTATCAATATTCCAACGATATGCATTACCTGGCTTTGCTCTAAAAATAAGTCTGCCGTCTGCACTTGAATTATTGAGTATCTGTATTTTAGGAAGAACTGATAATGCTTCGGTTGCAATTGTTGTTCCAATACCAACATTACCAGTTGAATTGTGTATTCTTATTCTTTCACTTCCACCAACTTCTACTGAAAGATCAGTTGTGTTTGCAACATTTATTCTTCCAATTAGTCCAGTTGAATAATAAAAAGATAAGAGTGATCCAGCCCTATCCTGAATATTAACTCTTGAGGTTCCAACAGATCCACCAATAATATTAGAACCTGCTCTTACAATTCCATCCCCATCATTTGATACTGCAAAAGTATCTGCAAATATGCCAGCAGCAAAGGATCCAGCAATTGATACATTACTTGTTGGAAGTGTTGTTCCTACTCCAAATTTACCAGAAACATATCCACCACCAGTTACTTGAAGTAGTTGTGATGCAGTTCCTGTTGAGGTTGTAGTTCCTACTAATAAGTTAGTCCCAGAGTTAATTGCAACAGTTCCAAGACCAGCAGTTGGGCCAATATTAATTTGAGTAAATGAACCAGAAAGACCACCAGTTCCAAAATTGATTGTTTTGGTTGTTCCTACACCAGAAGCACCTGCTTGGATATCAGTTTGTTGTGAAGCAGTTGAACGACCAAATGTGATTGTTCCAGTTCCAGAAGTTCCACCAAATGTTAGTGTTCCTGTTGTTTGGTTAGTTCCAAAAACGTGAGTGCCTGAAGTATTACCACTTAATGATAATAAAGCTGCAGCACTTAATGTTCCGTTGAATGTTTGTGTGTTAGTAAATGTCTGTGATATATTAAGAACTGCAAGTGTAGCAGTTCCAGTGATTACAGGTAGGTTGAGAGTTCTATCAGCAGCAATTGCACCACCAGTAATTGTATACCCAAAAGTGTTCGCTGGGTTTCTTATTTGTAATCCTGATGATTGGAAGGTTCCTACACCAGAAACATTCAATTGTGATACTGAAGCAATACCACTGATAACTGATCCTGCAGTTACAATACCCGTAAAAATACCATCTCCAGAAACGTGTAATGCAGCTTGAGGGACTGTCGTGTATATACCTACTCCAAGATCACTCACTCTTACTACTTCATTTACTGCAAGAGTTCCTCCAGCAAATAGAGAAATATACTTTGCTGAGGCCCCTGCACCAATAGCTAAGTTGCCATCGGATGTATACAAGTATCCATCAAGAGGTCCACTAATGGTCCAAGATGATGTAGTGAATCCAGTATTATTAATGCCAAGATTAACATAATTTGAAGTATCGGTTCCAGAATCTGCAGTAATAACTAGATCACCAGAAGCATTTGTACCAGAAAGTGAGTTTCTGATATTAACTTGCCCATATCCATTTACACTTGATGTAAGATCTGCAATAGCATTGGCGAGACCTTGAGTTATTGTTGCACCAACTCCACTTACTGTAAGTCTATATGGTGGATTGGATGCAGTACTTCCAATACCTACGGACTCATTAATAGCAACTCCATTTTGGAATGTTTGCAATTTAATTACACTATTATAATATAATTCAACACCAGCATCAGTATTAAATACTGCCATTAATCCAGCACCAGGTCCACCACCACTCTTTCTAAGTTGTATTCCTGTTCCACCATCTCTAATGATGAGATTGCCCGCACTTGTATTTTCAATGTAACTATCTAGGCCACTATTGAATAGTTGAAGTTCATTACCAGATCCAATTAATAGTGATCTATTACTTTCAATATGAACATCATTGTAGAAAGTTGTAATACCTGAAACAGAAAGATTTGAAGAAATTCCTACTTGATTTACTGATATATTTGGAGTTCCAGTAAGTCCTTGTGATAGTGTGGAGATTCCTGCAGTTGTTGCATATCCAGATGTTGTGGAAACACCAGATGTTCCTGCATAAGTTGCAACTCCAGACACTCCTGCATAAGTTGCAACTCCAGCTAAGTTTGAGTAAGTAGAAACTCCAGATGTTCCTGCATAAGTTGCAACTCCAGACACTCCTGCATAAGTTGCAACTCCAGACACTCCTGCATAAGTTGCAACTCCGGCTAAACTTGCATATCCAGAGTTAGTTGCAGTTGTTGCAGTACCTGTAAGATTTCCTACAAAACCACCAACAGAAGTAGTAACTCCAGATATTCTTGCATTATTTTCAAACGTTATATCAGTCCCTGCAAATCCAATTACTTTAAATCCCGATGCATTATTAATTTGACTTGCACCAATAGTTCCTTGGAAAGCTACGTTTCCTGTTGAGTTGTAAATAAAGAACGAGTTTGTTCCATCTGATGCTTGAATATATCCACTAGAAGGTCTAAAAGAAGAACCTGTTACAATACCAGAAGCATTTACTCCTCTAACAACAGTAAGGTCTCTATCATTAAACTGAACAGAACCTGCAGCTAATCTTGTTCCAACAGGGAATTGGGTACTACCGATACCAACTGCATAGTTACTCAACCATGCATCCGTATTAAGTCCAGCAAAACTTCCAGACTTAAACCACATAATTTTTTTGTATGTGGGAGGATTGGTTTCAATACCAGCGATGAAAAGACTGACAAGGGGAGTTCCTTCTGTTGATGCAACTGCTATGCCACCATGATTTGCAGTATTATCAGTAGAAGCGTCTTGACCTGAAATATTTGTGGTAAATCCAAGAACAATATCTGCGTCTTTAACCCTAAATTCATCGGATATCACATATGCAGATGTGCCTCCAATAGTAATATTTCCGGTTACGTTCAGGTTATTGTTAACTTGTAAGTCATTACCAATAGTTACGTTTCCAGGAATAGTGGGATTGTTTGCAATGGAAACTATAGGAGAAGAACCTTCACCAGTTCCACTAGTAACTGTAATTTGATTTGCAGTTCCAGTCAGGTCTCTTACATAATCTCCAGTAGTATCGGTTCCAAGACCAACGGAGTTTGGTTGAATTGTCGCTGCTAGAGATACATTACCAGTTCCATCAAAACTAACTGAAGAAGCGACAACATCTCCAGTTATTTGGAATGTTCTTGAGTTTTGTAACGCTGTGGATACTCCAGCTACTCCAGCGTAAGTAGAAACTCCTGAGTTAATTGCATAACTAGAAACTCCAGCTAAAACTGCATAACTAGAAACTCCAGCATTTGTCGCATAGGTAGCAACTCCGGATACTACTGCATAACTAGAAACTCCAGCTAAAACTGCATAACTAGAAACACCAGCATTAGTTGCATAGGTAGCAACACCAGCTACACCAGAATAAGTTGAAACGCCAGTTAAAACAGAGTAAGTAGAAACTCCTGATACTTCAGAGTAAGTTGCAACACCCGCAACTCCCGCATAAGTTGAGACACCTGCCAGAGCTGCATATGTGGCTCCACCTGCATTAGCAGCAAAAGTTGCAAGACTAGATACTCCCGCATTAGTTGCATAAGTTGCTACTCCAGCTACACCTGCATAAGTTGAAACACCAGATAAACCAGAATAAGTTGATACTCCAGATGTTACGGCATAAGTAGAAACTCCAGAAATTTGTGCATATGTAGCTGCATATCCAACAATTACATTATTTCCAACTGAAATCGTAACCCTTCCAGCACCATCTGGACCACTACATACAATATTTTCACCAAAGTTTAATTCTTGTGCTACGCCTCTTCGTACACTATCATCTAAGACTTCTACACCAGCGCTTGTTGCAACTACATTTTCTAATTGACTTCCATCACCAATAAATTGAACTGCGGTAATAATTCCGGTAGATGTTATATTTCTTACTTCTAAATGTTCTGTGGTTGTAATTCCTGTATTGAGTACTCCACTGACGTTAATTCTTGGAGAACCTGTTAGATTTTTTGCAAGTGTTGAAATTCCTGCAGTACTTGCATAACTTATTAGATTATTTCCATCCCCAATTACACTGTAAATTTCGGTAAAATTACTATTAATTTTACCCATTGCAACTCTCAATGGATCTCCCTGACCATCATTAGGGTTGCTACCAGTGTTGATCCCGAGTTTAGCCATTGATTTTCCTCAGTATTTCCCTATTTTTATATTTATTGATGCTTATAACTAGTAGTAGAATTGATAATAGATATGCAATTCAATTTTCATTTCGGTAAGAAGAAACCAGATAAAAAACAACTTATAATTGTAGGAGTTGTTGTATCAACAATAATCGCAACATTATCTCAATGTACTGGAGTATCTGAAAATGGACTTTGGGATTTATTGGATGAGATTCAAAGAAAGTATATGCCACAAGGTATTCTTAATGAGATTATACTACAAGATCCAGACAAAGTAAATCGCAGAGTTGGTAGAGATGTTGATAAAGCTATACGAGATGTAACAAAAGAATATGATCGTATTATTGATGAGTCGGATAAAAAATATCAACCACGATACATTGAAGAAAAAAATGATGAGACTTTATGTTACACCGAAGACTGTAAAAAACTTGCACCGCCTATGAGAATGTGTTCTCCAGTTTTTGATGAGATTGATTGTCCTCTAAGGTCTGAAGATAAATAAATAACATTATAAAAGTACTTTTATTCTAGAAAGATGAGAGCAGAAGAAATCAGGGGTCTCATGGAGGCCTATTCAAAAATTCATGAGACTCCCGAAGTTCTCAATGAACAAACAGAAGATTTGCACGAGATTGGTGTAAATTTTGGTGGACAAGCCGCAGTAAACAGGGTCAGAGCACAGGCTGCTCAAGAAAGAAAATCTGCTGCTAGAATTGATGCTCTAAGACAACAGAGGTTTGGAAGTGGTGGATCTCCTAGTGCTTCAAAACCCACTACATCTTCTACCGCAAAACCACAACCACAGATGAAAGGTCTTTCAATTGGTCAAGGTGGGTTTAGAGTCAATAATAAACCAGTTAATCCTGGAATGTCTCCTATTTTTAAAAGACCTGGACAAGAAACTCCCACACCGTCTGCAAAACCTGCTGCGGCTCCTGCACCAAAACCTGCTGCCGCTCCCGCACCAAAACCCGCTGCAACAAAACCTGCTGCCGCTCCCGCACCAAAACCCGCTGCACCAAAACCCGCTGCACCAAAACCCGCTGCGGCTCCTGCACCAAAACCCGCAGAAGCTCCAAAGAAAACTTTTAATCCACTGATGCAAAAAACTTTTGGATATCAAACCGGATATGCACCAGATCAGGTTAAAGGTAATATTAAAAAAATGGCTCAAATGGCCTCATTAAAGAATATCTCTGCGGGAGTAGATATCTTCGATCTAGTCAAAGGACACCTTCTAGATGAAGGTTATGCGGACTCAGAAGAGGGTGCAATGGTTATTATGGTCAACATGAGTGAAGAGTGGAAAAACTCAATTCTAGAGTCTTATGGAATTGAATTGGATGAAGCATCTTAAGTAAATATATAATTTAAAATAATTCAAGAGTCCGTCAAACGGGCTCTTTTTTTGTATCTAAATAAATTTTAGTGATATAAAGATCTTCTAATGATTAAAAAACTTTGGAATTTCGTTTCCAATTGGAAAAAAGAAAGAGACTTTAAAAAAAGATTAAAGGCTTTACAAAAACGTGATCCGTTTATTTACAAGTGATTAAGTGGGGGATATCATCAAACAGTCATAATGCTGCCTTAAGTATTTTTGATGATGACAGTTTGATCTTTGCAAGTTCTAGTGAAAGATTTAGTAAGATTAAAAACGATTCTCATATCAATGAGGATTTGATTGACCATGCGTTTTCTTTCGGAAATCCTGATGAAATTTACTGGTATGAGAATCCAAAACTAAAAACACTTAGACAGTTATTTTCTGGACAAGGATTTACTGTAAATGAAAATAATATATCCAAGTATATTTTCGATAAGACTTCACTGAGAGTTCCAATAAAATATACAAGTCATCATCGTAGTCACGCATCTTCTGGATACTATACGAGTTCTTTTGATAACGCCGTCATAATAGTTTTAGATGCAATAGGTGAGTTTGAAACTTTTACAATATGGAAAGGCGAACAAGATAAACTTACTAAAATATATTCCCACTCATATCCATCCAGTTTGGGTTTATGGTACTCTGCAATGACTCAGAGGTGTGGTTTGAAACCAAATGAAGAGGAATACATTCTTATGGGAATGTCCGCCTTTGGAGATCCATCTAGACTCTTCTCAGAGATACTCAACGACTTCATTGAACTATCAGAGAAACATCCATTCAAAATTAAATACAATCTCCATCGAGGATGCAAATCTTGGAGATCAGATCTTTGTTCTCAAAAAGATCTTTTTGATATTGCCGCAGCAACTCAAAAAGTATATGAATTTTTATTTGAAAGAGTTTTAGTGAAGTCATTATCACTAACTAAGAGTAAAAACTTAGTGTTAATGGGTGGGTGTGCATTGAACTGTGTCGCAAATTCGATTTGTTATAAGTATTTTGATGATGTTTGGATTATGCCTGCACCTGGAGATGATGGTAGTTCAATCGGATCTGTACTATCTCATACTCAAAGACACATTGAATGGCCTGGACCTTACCTGGGATTTGATCTTGGTTATCAATCATCCAATGATGAAATTGTCGATTATCTTATAGAAAACAAAATATGTGGTATTGCTAGAGGACGTGCAGAATTTGGTCCTAGATCTTTAGGTAATAGAAGTCTAATTGCAGACCCAAGAGGAGATCATATTAAAGATCTAGTTAATTCAGTTAAAAAAAGAGAACTATTCAGACCATTTGCTCCCGTAATTCTGGAAGAGATGGCTAATGAATACTTTGAAATGCCTACAAGTAAGACTCCATACATGCAGTTTACAGTGAAGTGTAGAAGGCCAGATTTATATCCAGCGATAGTTCATATAGATAATACGAGTAGGGTTCAGACATTATCAAAAAAGGATAACCCAGAATTCAGAAAACTTTTAGAACTATGGTATGAAAAAACTGGATGTCCTATGTTATTGAATACTAGTTTAAATATAAAAGGAGAACCTATTATTAACGATCAATTTCAAGTTAATCAGTGGGAACAATTACATAAAATAAAAATCTGGACATGAAAAGAATACTACTAGCTTTTGGGGATAGTCATACTGCTGGTGCAGAAATAGACAGACAATATTCAGGATCATGCCACGATAAGGCTTATCCTGCACATATTGCTAGGCATTATGGTTTTGATTGTGAAAACTTTGCTGCTAGTGGTGGTAGTAATGATTGGATGATTAGACAATTTATGATCAGAATTCAACATGCTTTAATAAAAAATCAAAAGGTATTTGTTCTTTGTAATTTCTGCGATCCCTCTAGAACTTATATTAAGTTACCAGGGAAGATGAATCACTGTACATCCACTCTTTTATTGCAAAATGAGGGAACTAAAAAAGAATTATTAGTTGATCCGGACTTTATTCAACCTTATGAGAATTATTTAAAGACAAACACGGATGAATTTTTAAATTATAAATCTTTATCTCAGATTTTTATAATACAAACGATATGTGATCAGTACAGTATACCATATGTTTTCCATACAAGCACGCATTGGTATGAAGGAAACTGGAACTTAATAAGTAAGAAAAACTTTTTTGGTCACCATCTAGACAAAAGATTAATTTATAAAAAATCTGATACATACGAAATATATCGTCATTATTCTTTCTGGGGTGTTGCCAGTCTTCATCCTGATTGGAATCATGTTCAGAATGATCCAAGATGGGCTATGCACTATCCAGAATCTTTTCATGAGTTTTGGGCTAAAAAACTGATCAATTTCATTGATAAACAAAAGATACTTGACACAGCCCCATGATTTGCAATAAAATAACTCTGTCCGGGTTCAAAGGATAAATAAGGCTCAGTGAATTCTAGAGCTTTATGAGCTATGAAAATCCTTGGCTCTACAATGGAGAAATTTTTGAGTCTGATCATATTCAAGATAATTTTGGTTTTGTATATCTTATACATTGCAATCCAACTAATCGTGACTATATTGGTAGAAAGTATTTCTGGAGCTTCCGCACACCGAGAGGAAAATCTAGAAAAGTTAAGTCAGAGTCCGATTGGAAACGCTATTACGGCTCCTGTCCTGAGCTCAAAGTCGAAGTTGACCTTTGGGGGAAGGAAAGATTTACTAGAACAATCCTTAGTCTCCACAAAACAAAAGGACAGTGTAACTACGAAGAAACCAGACAGTTATTCATAAATAATGTCTTGACAGAGGCCCTTGACACGGGAGAACCCCGATACTACAATAGCAATGTACTTGGTCGTTACTACAGGAAGGATTACTTTCATGGAAAACCAACTGATTGATAGTGTTGAAGATCTAAAAGATAGTATCATTGACCGAATCCATTACCTTGCAGATATGGGTGACTATCTCAATGCATGTGCGGTTTATGAGGAGTTTCGAGAAAGTATTTTGATTTCTGATCAATGACTAGTTGCTAAAAACTAAATAATCACTTATGATGATAAAAGCCCACTTATGTGGGTTTTCTTGTAATGAGAAAGTGAGTGAAAATTAGAGCCGTGGAAAGTGCCCTTTGAGAAAAGGGTGTACCCCCTTTCTATACGGATGTAGAGTTCAATTAATTTTAATGCTAAACTTCTTTACTGTAGCCGTTCCTCTCGTAGCGATGGTTACAACCAATACGGCAACACTGCCATTCCAGAATTACAAGATGCAAGGGCCTCCACCTCCAGTTGAGGAAAAAGTCCCCTTTTCCGTTATTAAGGAATTTGATCTTGTTAATGATCAGAAGACAGCAATCCGCGAGGTTGCACTACCAAAGCCAAAAGAGAAAAGGCTAATTTGTAAAGGGTGTAATGAATATGAGAATGCTACCTTGGAGTATTTCCAAGATCGTGGTATTAAAGACAGAAACGCCCTTGCTACCATCATGGGTAATATTCGTCAGGAATCAACTTTTATTCCTAACATTTGCGAAGGTGGTAGTAGGACCAGTTGGCATAACTGCGGCCGCGGTTATGGACTGATCCAATGGACATCTGCCAATAGATATTATGGATTGGGTGATTTTGCTAAGAGGTATGGTGGTTCGCCATCATCACTTCATACGCAACTTCGTTATCTAACGACTGAGGTTCAATGGCAACGTATTGAGGACAGGATGAAAACTCCCGGTAAGTCTATCAATCGTTACATGGACTATGCGTATAGTTGGATTGGTTGGGGGCATCATGGTGCTCGTACATCATATGCACATGATTATGCCAACCGACTGATCACGGTAGAAGTTTGATACAATAGAATAGGTAGGGAGGGGTTGACAAAAAACTTCTCCCCCACTATAATAACTACATACTAAACATGTCTCAGTAGCTCAGTTGGATAGAGCATCTGCCTTCTAAGCAGTTGGTCGGGGGTTCGAGTCCCTCCTGAGACGTTTGACTTTTTAAGAAAAAAGTCTTATAAATAAAACTACTTAGGTCGAAACAATGTCTTATCCAATGCCCACCAAACAGTTTATTAATCTCGATTGCCGCGCATGGCATATTGAGGGTGCTCCCCTGTTTGCGGATATGGAAAGACATATGTAAGATGTAATCCATAAAAGCAAAAGAAGGGGAGAGAAACCAAAAAGTTTCCTCCCCCTTTTTTGTTGCCTGTGACGGTTTCCTAAGTGTCCACCAGTCCCTCCCCAGAGACCAAACGGTGGTATTCTAATCAAGTGGTCGAGAGAGACCACACCGAACATCGACAACTGAATATTTATTCTATATTATTTGGATCTGTAACTCAATGGTAGAGTAACGGGCTTTTAACCTGGAAGTTGTGGGTTCGAGTCCCACCAGATCCATATGGGAGGATTTCCGAGTGGCTAAAGGAACCTGACTGTAAATCAGGCGGCTCTGCCTTCGCAGGTTCGAATCCTGCTCCTCCCACCTTGGGGTCTTAGCTCAATTGGTAGAGCATTTGCTTTGCAAGCAAGAGGTTAGGGGTTCAAGTCCCCTAGATTCCACCTTGACCCATTAGTGTAGCGGTCTATCACGCCACCCTGTCACGGTGGAGAACACGGGTTCAAATCCCGTATGGGTCGTTGGAGATCATCAGTACGAATCTCCATTTTTTGGTCCTATCGACTAGCGGTTAGGTCACCACCCTTTCAAGGTGGCAGCACGGGTTCAAATCCCGTTAGGACTACCACGGAATGTAGCTCAGTTTGGTAGAGCACTCGCTTTGGGAGCGAGATGTCGCAGGTTCGAATCCTGTCATTCCGACTCGGGAACATAGCTCCAATTTGTAGAGCACATGATTGAAGATCATGGTGTTATCGGTTCAAGTCCGATTGTTCCCTCTCTGGAACCGTAGCTCAGTGGTAGAGCACTCGGCTGATAACCGAGCGGTCACAAGTTCAAATCTTGTCGGTTCCACTTGCCCAAACTTTATTCAAAAGTTGGGTTGAACGGAAAACTGAAAGGTAAAAGAAACCTGTCAGTATACTTATTACTATCAAACGCAAAGGCTATAGAACACAGTCTCGTTAAAGTCGAGACAGGGTAATAAGTTGAACACAGTTAGTATTCCAACGATTAGGTCCAACAAGTAAATCCAATGAGTAGAATAAAGGAGTAAGCAACGTAAGGACATCATTTGTAGTGTAACGGTAACACTCCGCCATAGCACTTGCGTTTTGGAGGCGGCAATGGGGGTTCGAATCCTCTCAAATGATATACCTACGATACGGCAGTATAGCTCAGTCTGGCAGAGCACGGGTCTCATATTCCTATGGTCGGTGGTTCAAATCCATCTACTGCCATGTGTCGTTAGCCTAGTGGTAAGGCATCGGTTTGTGGAACCGACTAGATGGGTTCAATTCCCATACGGCACCCCGCCCTTATAGCTCAGTGGTAGAGCAACTCACTAGTAATGAGTAGGTCGTTGGTTCAAATCCGACTGAGGGCTTGGGAGATCGTCTAATGGTAGGACACCGCCCTTTGAAGGCGTTTATCTAGGTTCGAATCCTAGTCACCCAGTATATCCATGTAGCCCAATTGGAAGAGGCAATAGACTAAGGATCTATTTGTTGGAGGTTCGAGTCCTCTCATGGATACCATGTCGGATTGGTGTAATTGGTAGCACGGCGGTCTCCAAAACCGCTAGTGGGGGTTCAAGTCCCTCATCCTTCGCCTGCCCTGGTAACTCAGTGGAAGAGTGCTTCGCTACGAACGAAGAAGACGGGAGTTCAAATCTCTCTCAGGGTGCCATTTAAAAATCTAAATATCAGAGGTATAGGTATGTAAAGATGGAAATAGTAGAACCACATTCAACAATATTGGTTCTGAACAGCTCCTATGAACCAATTCACTTTACAAATTGGAAAAGAGCCATAGTACTCTTGTTCAAAGAAAAAGCAAAACTAATTACAAAAAGAATTATTCGTTTAGTTAATTATGTAAAATTGCCCTTCACACACGGTAAAACTGATTATCCAACTAGATCTATGATCTATAAAAGAGACGATAATGAGTGTCAATACTGTGGATCTAAAACTAATCTAACAATAGATCATGTTATTCCTAGGTCCAGAGGTGGAGAAGATACTTGGGAAAATTTAGTAACTTGTTGTGCATCATGTAATTCCAAAAAAGGAAATCTTCTTCTTAAAGAAACTAACATGGCTTTAAAAAAGATTCCTCATGCTCCTTTTAGTAAAGTCGTTTTAGATCTTCAGAAAAGTAGAGTTGCAGAATGGAAAGAATATATTTTTGTATGACTTGACAAACATCATGTCTATGGTATGATGTTTCTACTGGAGAGGTGTCCGAGTGGCTTAAGGAGCAGACCTGGAAAGTCTGTGTGGGAGTAATTTCACCGAGGGTTCAAATCCCTCTCTCTCCGTTGACAACCGAACAATTTTCTGATACTATATACTATGTTCAAGAGGATGCAAATTCTGTTGCTTCGGACTGGGGTTCGACTCCCCACAACTCCATTGCAAGGGGTTGCCAAGGTTTCGACGGGGTAGTAAGGTTGTATCTGTTGACGGGACAAAAAACAAACGCAAACAACATCGTTGCATTCTCTCGCAGTAAGTCTACTGCCCTAGTTTAGAGAGACGGGGTGATAACAGCCCTGTAAAGAAAGTGTTACGAGCAGTGAAATGCTGCTATCATTGTGGGGAAGTGTAACGGTTGCACAGAAGTCTCATAAGCTTCAGGAAGGAGGTTCAATTCCTCCCCCCGCCACCAAATGCCGTTGGTAGTCTAGTGGTCAGGACACCCCGACAAGGGAGTTAGAGAAGTAGGGGTTCGATTCCCCCACAACGGCACACATTCCCTTATAGCTCAATTGGCAGAGCACGGAGCTGTTAACTCTGGGGTTCCTGGTTCGAGTCCAGGTGGGGGAGTTGAAAGGACATAAGTTCTTTCATAAGACTTCGGGATCATCATATCCGAAGTCACCAACTGTCGGTGTGGCGTAATTGGTAGCCGCGTATGGTTTAGGCCCATATGGAGTAATCCGTGAAGGTTCAAGTCCTTTCACCGACACTTGCCAATCTAAACTACATAGTTTATAATTGGTACATGCGGAATTAGTTCAGTGGTAGAACGCCATCCTTCCAAGTTGGATGTCACCGGTTCGAATCCGGTATTCCGCTCTTGAGAATTTCGACGGAAGTTCTCTGGGTGTGACAGAATAACTCCTGTGGTTATGTACGGAGTAATGTAGTAGGTTAGGGGTGGTGCCCGCTGTATCGTTGAGAAATCAAAGGTATAGAACTCTCTACCTGAGAGAACCTAAGTACTGGGAATAACGTTAGGCTAGTGAAACCTTCCCGGTTGTGAGTAAAGCCAATTCTCACCCCCCACCCCTAACGGGAGATTAACTCAGCGGTAGAGTGCGCTCCTTACAAGTGTGAAGTCACTGGTTCGAATCCAGTATCTCCCATTACTAAATACTTCTAAAGTATTTTTGATATAATGGAAAAACTTTTTAAACTATTGAGTGATGCTCAGGCATCACTTTTTGTCTTATTCCATAAGACCTGGGCCTATCATTGGAATGTAGTAGGAGAAGATTTTCCACAACTTCATACCCTTTTTGGTGGTCAATATGAAACAATGTTTGAAGAAATTGATCGCATCTCTGAACATATGAGGTTCTTAAATGTAAAACCTCTTAACAGTCTAGAGAGAGTTTTAGAAGTATCAAAAGTCAAAACGGGTCAAAGTACAACAGATTGCCATAAGATGGTTAAAGATCTGTTAAAATCAAATCAAGATCTTTGTGATCTTCTTACTGAAGTTGCTGAAGAAGCTGATGAACAGAAGTCAAGAGCAACTTCAAATCTTGCAGATGATCTAAACGAATCTCATGGTAAATTTGTTTGGATGTTGAGGTCTTATTTGGAGTCTTCTCCTGGATTAAAAGAAGAAGTAAATGAGATTGAAGAGTTAGAAGATGAAATTGTAGAAGAAACTACAGAAGAAATAGTAGAGGAACCTACCGAAGATTGATTAATTAAAGGTATAGTACAATGTTAAGAGTAAGATGTAAGGTGTGTAACACCGAGTTGGAGTCTCATCCAACTAAAGCCGTGTGTTGTGGATGTGATAATATGACTCTTGTAAAAGGAGATACTATTACTGCTGTTGACTTAAATCAAGTAGTCATGTTAAACTCAGTTAAGGAAACTAAGAATTCTGGTGTACTTAGTGCGTCAGATCTTGCATATCAAGAGTCCAGAAGGGCCCGTAAGGTTCGTAAACTGGATTTTGAAATCCGATAGGAGGATTGGCAGAGTTAGGTTTAATGCAGGGGATTGCTAATCCCCCGATGTACTTTAAGTGCATCCGTTGGTTCAAATCCAACATCCTCCGTTTGGAAAGGTGACCGAGTGGTTTAAGGTAGCAGTCTTGAAAACTGCCGAGGTGAAAGCCTCCGTGGGTTCGAATCCCACCCTTTCCGTTTAGAATAGTTACAAATTTAACAATTACTTAAACACTTTTTGCAAATCAACACATAACGTTGACAATAAAGGCTGGGTGATTAGTATATAGCCATGTACAACTCAATAATAACATGGACGATCATACCTATAATAATTGGGTAAAGATCAAAGAGACCTTTGAGGCTTCTGGAAATCTTGACAATATGTTTTATAAAAGAGCATGTGAGATTGTAAAAACTAAAAGAGACCCTCTTGCAAAGTTTTTTGGAGATGAAAAATGATGCACGAACAAGATGAATTAATTACACGTTCTGAAGTTCAGGAGATGATCGATGCAGCAATACGACGACACAACCGTAATGCTTCTATCATTAGTATGTGCGTCGGTTGGGTGGTTCTTGCTTTATTTGCTGAGGGACTTTTGAGATTGGTTGGAGTTATTCCTCCTTTACTACCATGGCTCAAAATCACTCTGAATTAATTTTTTTGGTTCCGTGGTTTGTTCTTTTGGTTATTTCTCTTTCTATGTTTGTACAAGGTTGGATGATTATGAATGCTCATCATGGGTATTCAAAAAGTCCAAAAGTTAAACATCCAGAATTAAACGACGTTAAGGCAGGAGATCCATTACTAGTGGTTAGATTCACAGAAGAAGATTTGCAAGAACTACATCAAAGAGTTTTTCAACAAAAAATGGAAGAACTCTTTGAAGAACCATCTACTTACGAGGATGAAGAAGATGATTAAGACAATATTTGCACTATCACTGATATATGCAACCCTTATAGGGTTGTGGATTTATTGGGGACTTACACACGCTTACTAGGAAAACAGTATGAAAGTAGGACTAATCGGACTTGGAAGAATGGGCGAAGGTATGTCTCGCCGTATGATGAAAGCAGGTATTGAAGTTTGGGGATATCGTAGAAATTATGAAAAAGCAAACGAAACCTTTGAAAAGGGATTTGTTAATGGAATTGCAACTAATATTGAAAGCCTTGTTAAAGTAGTTAAACAAAATAAAAATGGTGGAACACAACCAGGAATCTTTCAGATGGTTGTCCCTGCCGAAACCGTAGAGGAGACGATCAATGAGTTACTACGATATTGTAGTGAAGGAGATATTATTATTGATCATGGCAATAGCAATTTTAAAGACAGTCGGAAAAGAGCAGAACGTCTGGCAAAACTTGGTATCCAATATATTGATTGTGGTACTAGCGGCGGTGTTTATGGTTTGGATCGTGGATACTGTCTTATGGTTGGTGGCGGAAATACTGCGGTCTCCACTTGTTCGCGCATTTTTGATGCACTCTCCCCAGGAATCAATGCTGCCCCCAGGACTCAATTTGACTCACCTATAACTTCATCTGAATATGGTTGGTTGCATTGTGGTGGTCCAGGTGCAGGACACTTTGTGAAGATGGTTCATAATGGAATAGAATACGGAATAATGCAGGCATATGCTGAGGGATTTAATATTATTAAGAACGCCAATGCAGGTGCAAAGTATGTTAGAGAGGGAGATGCAGAAGTCGCTCCAATGTCGGATCCTGAAAGTTATTGCTATGATATTGACGTTGCTGAGGTGGCTGAGTTATGGCGTCGCGGTAGCGTTGTTGGTAGTTGGTTACTTGATCTTACTGCTGATGTGTTACGCAGGGATGGTAGCCTTAAACAGTTCTCTGGAGGCGTATCCGATAGCGGTGAGGGTCGTTGGACTGTTTCTGCCGCTGTGGACCTGGGGGTTCCCGCTCCTGTTATTACTACTGCCCTTTTTGAAAGATTTAATTCGCGCAATCTCGGTACTTTCGGAGCCAAGATTTTAAACGGTATGCGTTATATGTTTGGAGGTCATCATGTTAGGTAAAGCACTTTTATTTGTTGCTATTCCTTTTGTCTTATCAACACTCTATTTCGGAACAAGAGGAGGATACTATGACTCCAAAGACTATAAGGGAAATGGAACCGCACATTAGGCAGAGATATTGGTTTGCTTCATCTTCATTTTCAAGGATGCTTGGAGTAAAAACTACAATGAATGATATGCATATCAAACAGTTTTGTATCGAATGGTCCTATTGGGATGTTCACGCACCTTTGAGTGGTCTAGATGAGGCAGACCAATATTTTTACTACGAGTATAAAAATTGGAGAGGAAGATGATTTTCCATATTGTAGAGACACTTGCATCTAGTTCTTTATTTCTTTTTTTATGTGGATGTGGCTTGACAATCGTGCCATTTGCTGGTATTATGTTTATACATAGAAATAGGTAACCGGGTTTAGCGCAGTTTGGTAGCGCATCTGCTTTGGGAGCAGAGGGCCGGGGGTTCAAATCCCTCAACTCGGATTAATTTTGATTCATCAAATTCAAAATTGTTATGAATAAGAATAAAACTTTTTGCATGGCTCCTTGGGTTCATATGAACATCAATCCTAATGGTGATGTATATCCATGTTGTCTATTGCCCATATGTGAAAGTGATACAAGTATTGATGGTCAAGAAGATAATGTATATGAACAAGAAAATCCATTAAAGTATATTGCTTCTGAATGCGAAGGTCATCCTAGAGATTTTCGTGTTGGTTCATTGATGAATGAGTCTCTTCAGGAGATTTGGAACAATGATAAGATGCGAGAACTTCGTAGAAATATGATGGCAGGAAAAAAATCCAGTTTCTGCACATCTTGTTATAAAGAAGAAGAAGTTGGACATTCTTCTTTGAGAAATACTATGAATAATAATTATTCAAAACATTATAAGTATGTCAAAGAAACTAAAGAGGATGGTACTTTTGAAAGGTTCAATCTTGTATATTGGGATTTTAGATTAAACAATATCTGTAACTTTAAATGCAGAATGTGCGGTCCTGGTTGCAGTAGTGCCTGGGAACAAGAAATGAGAAAAGAATTTGATATTAAGGGGGAGTTTCCAAAAATTGATATGGACATGGTTCGTCATGATATTGAACCATTGTATGATATTGTTGAAGAAGTATATTTTGCCGGTGGAGAACCTCTAATTGCTGATCACCACTACGAAATATTGAACAAACTAATCGAAAAAGGTAAGACTAATGTTCCTATTCGATATAATACCAACTTCAGTACTCTCATATATAAAGGGACTAATGTTCTTGATTTGTGGGATAAATTTGAAGACGTTCATATTATGATTAGTTTGGATGGAATTGGAAAAAGAGGTGAGTTAATCCGTAAAGGATTTGATTGGCAAAAGTTTCTAAATAACTTCAAACTTTTTAGAAGTAGATTTCCTCATAATAATGTGAGAATTAATTTTGTTGTTCAGGCAATGAACTGTTTCCATGTTATGGATGCTCATAAAGAGCTTTACCTCAGAGGAATAATTAAGAGTTGGGATGAATTTTCTTTGTGTATTTTGCATAATCCAGATTTCATGTCAGTTCTTATTCTTGATTCTAAGTCAAGAAAACTACTTGGAGAAAAGATTAAATATCATATAGAAAATTATCTTGTACCAGCAAAGGCACAAGAATCAATTAAACAATACATATCGATTCTTAAACTTTTATCTACAGATAAGAAAGATAATCTAATTCCGCATTTTAAAGCTTATATGTCTGCACTAGATAGTATACGGAATGAAAATTCTTTAGAAGTTTTTCCTGAATTAGAGAGAGTTCTGGGCAATGATTGATACAAGTAGAATTAATGTAAACGGTAAAGTTTTTTGTGTTGCACCTTGGATGAATCTAGATATTCGTCAAGATGGTGAAGTGAAGCCTTGTTGTGTTTCTGAATATCTTTATGGAGATATCAAACAAAAATCTTTATGGGAAATTTGGAATGATGATCCCATAAAGAAACTTAGAGAAAACATGCTTAATGGAGTACCTCATAAAAATTGTGAGGTATGTTATGTTAATGAAAAGGCTGGAAAGAGTTCCCTCAGACAAGACTTAAATGGTAGTTTGTTTAGAGATTATCCTGAATTTGTTTATAAAACAAATGATGATTACTCAGTTACAGAACCTGGATTTGTTCAATGGGATGTAAAACTGAGTAGTAAATGTAACTTCAAGTGTAGGATGTGTAGTGTAACCTCCAGTTCTAGTTTTGAATTAGAACAAACTGGTAAGATTTCTGGAAGGTGGAACGCATCTGAGAAAGCATATGAAGAAGTAGAACCTTATCTAGGTGTTGCTAAACATTTATATTTCTCTGGTGGAGAATCATTAATCATAGATGAACATTGGAAAATCTTAGACAAATTAGTTGAACTAGGTAAAAATGATGAAGTTACTCTTGCTTATAATAGTAACTTTAGTAATCTAATTTATAAAGGAAGACATATTTTCGATTTGTGGGATAAGTTTAATAACGCTGTAGAAGTGCATATAAGTGTTGATGGTGTAGGAAAAAGAGGTGAATTGATTAGGAAAGGATTTAAGTGGGACAGGTTTCTTTCACATGCAAAACAATTTAGAGAAAGATTCAAAGATAAGGAACATACTCATGAATTGCATTTTGATTGTACAGTCCAAGCATTGAATATTTTTGATGTTGTTACATTACATCAATATCTTTATAATAGTGGACTAATGAAGAATATTGATTACTTCTTCTTAAATTTCATGCAAGGTCCAAGAGAAATGACTGTTTGGGTATTGGATAAAAAAACCAAACAAGCTGCAAAAGAAAATATTAGAAATCATATTGATAATTTCTTAATACCGAATGGATCTACTAGGAGTGTAATTTTCTTTGAAAGTCTAATAACTTACATAGATTTGTACCAAGAACAATTATTGATACCAGATTTCTTAAGATCGATGAGAAAGTTTGATAAATTAAGAAATGAAAGTGTTATAGAAACATTCCCAGAATTCCAACGAATATGGGATGCAATAAAAATCAGAAAGGCCCCTTGACAACGGTAAAAATCTAAGTTAAAATAAGTCTAACGAAATGAAATCAATGGAACAATTCACGGTTGAGGAATTCCAAAATAGATTCGACGAACTCTTTAATAGAGTTGAAGATGGTGAATCTTTTAGAATTGTTAGTGAACACGGAACCGCAATTATTGTGCCACACAAAGAAGTTGTAAAAATATTTGAAGATCTTCCTTCGGATGAAGAACTCATACGAATACATACCGACCACGAAGAAGGTACTTGACAAGTTTACTTACCCAAACTAAACTGGGTTTTTATGGGACTGTCGCCTATTGGTTAAGGCCCACTGCTTATAACGGTGTGAACAGAGTTCAATTCTCTGCAGTCCTACTTGCTGGTTTAGCTATCTGGTGAAAGCGCCCGACTCATAATCGGTCTCAGGTGGGTTCGATCCCCTCAACCAGCATGGACAGTTTTTAAACCGTCCATCTTGACTTCTCTAAGTCTAACCCCTATAATAACAAGGTAAACAAAACAAAAAAAATGTCACTCACTGCTAAATTCAAAAAAGATCTTCAAACCCTGAAGTCTGCTGCGAATGGAGAATCTTATCTCGATGTGAAGAATCCGAAACTTTACAAAAAAGTTCGTAGGTTTTATGAATCTAATGGTGCAATGTTTTCAGGTGATCCTCTTGATGATTATGAAATCTTGATGGAATACATTTATAATGATCTGGAAGCTGAAGGAGTTCTTGCATAATGATCGAAACACTCCCTAAAGTTCTTCTTGAAAGAGAAGGATATAGGTTTGTTCAAAAAGGTATCATTGAACTCAATGGTATGCCTGATTATAGAATGCAAAAAAAGGATTCTTATACCAAACGCTGGAATGACATTTATCTTTTTGATAATGGTCTACAATGTACTACTGCAATGGAAGACATTGAGTATGCGAAATGGTTAGATCCAGATCGAGTTCCCTGTTATGTTCGGGATGATGAAGACACGGATGGTCTATAACAGCACTGGTCGGGAGCAAACCCCTTATGTCTAAATCGAATCTTTTTCGATACATTGGAAATCTCCTCCTTCTTTCAGGATATTTTGTTCTGTTATGGGGAGATCCTAAAGTTGGATTACTTGTAAAATGTATCGGCAATGTCTTTGTCGTTCCTTTTGCAATCAAGTATAAGTTTTGGGATATTCTTGTATTGTGTGCTTTCTATGCCGCAATTGAAATTCCAAAATTAATTCAACTAACTTTTCCTAGTTTGGTAAACTAGGTGGTGGAGTCAATGACCCATTCTGACCCCGTTGGTAAGGGTCTTTAAATATGCCAACTGGTGCGGAGCATCTGCAACGGTTTCCTATTTTTCCGTTCGTCAAAAAGAATAGGTGGCGAGCCTGAGTTACAAAGGTGGGTTGCATAAACCCACCTTTTTTAGTATAATATATACTATTGAGATTATTATTTTTGATCAAAAAATGAGTCAATATATTAAAAAGGCACTTGTGCTTGGTGCCGGTGGCTTTATTGGAAGTCATATGGTTCGTAGACTTCGTTCCGAAGGTTACTGGGTTCGTGGTGTAGACCTTAAGTATCCTGAGTATTCTCCAACTGAAGCAAACGAATTTATTCAAGGGGATCTGCGTGATGTAGATTTTGTTCGTCGTGTCCTTGAATATAAAGGAGATAGGGGAAACTTTTATCAGTCAGTTCCTTATCGTTATATTCAGTCATTTGATGAGATCTATCAGTTTGCTGCTGATATGGGTGGTGCTGGATTCGTTTTCACTGGCGAGAACGATGCAGATATTATGCATAATTCTGTTACTATTAATCTGAACGTTCTTGAAATGCAACGTCAGATGAATGAAAAACTTGGCACTACTAAAACTAAAATTTTCTACTCTGGTTCTGCTTGCATGTATCCAGAGCACAATCAACTAGATCCTGACAATCCAGATTGTCGTGAAGAGTCTGCTTATCCTGCTAATCCGGATTCTGAATATGGATGGGAAAAATTATTCTCGGAGAGACTTTACTTCGCTTATCACCGTAATTACGGTATTCCTGTTCGTGTTACTCGTTATCACAACATCTTCGGCCCAGAAGGAACCTGGGAAGGTGGAAGAGAAAAAGCTCCAGCTGCAATCTGCCGTAAAGTCGCTTACCTCCCGAAAGAAGGTGGATCCATCGAGGTGTGGGGAGATGGCCTACAAACTCGTTCCTTCTTGTACATTGATGAATGCATTGAAGCGTCTAGAAGACTAATGGATAGTGATTTTATTGGACCTGTAAATATTGGTTCTGAAGAAATGGTTACCATTAATCAACTTGTGGATACTGCGGCTAAAGTATCAGGTAAAACAGTAGAGAAGAATCATATTGATGGTCCCCTTGGTGTCCGTGGTCGTAATTCTAATAATGATGTAGTTCGTAGGGAACTAGGATGGGATTATTCACAGACTCTAGAAGAAGGTATTCGTAAAACATACGCATGGATTTCTGAACAAATTGCTGAGAAGAATAATGAAAATTGAAATAATTAAAGAACATGTAAAGAATCTGGATGTTAGTCATCTTAGAGATATGTCTCTAAATCAAAATGATTGGCTCCCTGCAGGTCAAAGTGAGTATCGTCTTTATGCTTACTTATCTACATTTTTTAATAAAACTACTATCTTAGATATTGGAACTCGTACTGGAGGATCTGGTCTTGCACTTTCATATAATCCAACCAATAAGGTAATTAGTTATGATCTAGTTGAACAAGGTGCAAGTAATATTAAAAGAGAAAATATTACTTGGAAGATTCAGGACTTTATGCAAGATGATACAATCGACTGGGATAATGTTTCTATTGTAATGATCGATGTAGATCCACATGATGGTTCACAAGAACGTGTCATGATGGACTGGTTACGTGATAAAGGTTGGAAAGGTATCATGATTCATGATGATATTGGACCTGACTGGCCTGATATTCAACTAATGTGGGATGAAATTCCTGAAGAAAAGTTTGATGTTACTGAGATTGCTCATATGAGTGGTACTGGTATTGTCAACTTTGGAAATGCACACGAAATCACAATTGTCTGATGAAAATTACAGTACTCGGTTCTAGTGGGCAAATTGGTGCCTACCTTACAGATTATTTGCGTTCTAAGGGTCACTATGTCTATGAATTTGACGTAGTAAACAATCCTCATGAGGATATGACGCTCATCCCTAATCCTCTTTTGGAAGAAAGAATTTCTGATTCTGATTTTGTATTCTTCCTTGCATTTGATGTCGGTGGTTCTCGTTATCTGAAAAAGTATCAACATACTTTCCAGTTTATTGATAACAACACTCGTCTGATGGCTAATGCTTTTGGACTTCTTAAAAAATATAATAAGAAGTTTGTATTTGCATCATCTCAAATGAGTAACATGAGTTATTCTCCGTATGGTGTACTTAAAAATGTTGGAGAACTCTATACCAAATCATTGAATGGTCTGATCGTAAAGTTTTGGAATGTTTATGGAATTGAAAAAGATCACGAAAAATCCCATGTCATTACGGACTTCATCCGCAAGGGTTTTGAAACTGGTGTTATTGACATGCTTACTGATGGTAAAGAGGAAAGAGAGTTTCTATACGCAGAAGACTGCTGTGAAGCACTTGAAACGATCATGGAAAATTACAATGATTTTACTTCTGAAGACAATCTTCACATCACCAGCTTCCACTCTACAAAGATCCTTGATGTTGCGAACATAATTTGTGGACAGTTTAATTTGATTGGTAGATATGATGTGACAATACAACCATCATCAGAAAAAGATAGTGTTCAAATGGATAAGAGAAATAGACCAGATACTTACTTAATGAAATGGTGGACTCCGAAAACGACAATTGATCAAGGTATCGCTAAAGTATTTGAGGCAATGAAGAATGAGCAAGTTCAAAATTAATCTTTATTGTAACGACTCTCTTCTTCCTTCTACCTCAGATAAAAATACTTCCAAGTATACTGAATGGGTTTATGATGGTTCTGGATCTGTAAGTCTATATGTAAATCAGAGATCTCTTGACATTTTTCAAGATGTCTCTAGTACACCCAAATATATTTGGCTTCTTGAATCCAAACAAATTATTCAAGGAGTTTATGATTGGATTCTCGCAAACTATGAGTTTGTTGCATCTAGAGTTGATGGTATTCTTTCTCCAGATAAAGAACTTTGTGAGAAGTACCCTAAGTTTCAATATGCACTTACAAACGCAGCTCCTTGGGTAGAAGATAGACAGGTATTTAAAAAGACTAAACTTGTTTCAATGATCTCATCAAACAAGTCTATGGTTCCTGGGCACCGTAAAAGACTAGAATTTGTAGATAAATTCAAGGATCAAGTTGATCTTTATGGTCGTGGATTTCGTGATCTTAATAGAAAAGAAGATGGACTTAGAGATTATATGTTCTCTATTGCCGTAGAGAATGCCGTCTATGATACATACTTTACAGAGAAACTAACGGACTGTTTCGCAACAGGGACAATCCCCATCTTCTACGGTTGTAGAGGAGTAACAGAGTATTTCAACGAGGATGGTATTATATTCTTGGATGACAACTTTGATGTTTCTACATTGACAGAAGAACTTTATTATTCTAAAATGGATGCGATTAAAGATAACTTTGAACGTGCCAACAATCTGCCAGTGGCAGAAGATCACCTCTACGAAACTTACTGGAAATGAGTACTTATAAGGGCTGGGAAGCTGAAGAAAAAATTGCAATTGATTATCTTGAAACTTGTCGCAGTGCAGTTGAAGATGATGAAGTTTTTGCAAAATTTAAATCACTTCAAGGATATAAAAATATTCTTGAACACGTAACTCCTCGTCAAGGTTCAGAGTATCTACAACTAGCCATGGAAATGGCTTCAGATGCACTACTTGAAAATTTGGAGGCTTTTAAAGAAAACGATCTTATTGGTACTCCAGATAAGTTTTCTTATCCAGAAACGGGTAAAATCTCTCCCACTACAATTAGATACATTAAAAATGTATTTGAGATGGCGACTCTTCTAGGTGAGTCTCCTATTAGTCGTGTAGTAGAAGTTGGTGGCGGGTATGGCGGACTTTGTAAGACTCTTAGTGTTGTCTGTGATTTTGACGAGTATATTCTTGTTGACTTGCCTGAAGCAGTCAAAGTGCAAGAAAAATATATCAATAACTTTCCTGAACTCGCAAAAAAATGCAAGTTCATTAGTTGTGATGACCTTGAGGAAGTAAAAGATGTAGACCTTTTTATTAGTAATTATGCTCTATCTGAGTGTGATTATGATACTCAAATTAATTACTATGATAAGTTAGTTGCAAATTCTAAGTTTGCTTACATCATTTATAATCTTGTCAACTTTAACGATTTCTATTATAATAAGTTTACCGATAGAATGAGTGAACGTTTTGAGTTTACTACTTCTAAAGATTATGAAAATACTGTAATTCTAGCTAAGGTAAAAGATCAATGAATCGAATCAAAGATTATAGTGACTTAGAAGATCGTATTGTTAAATGGATTTCTGATTACTGTATCTATTATAATATTAAAAGTCTTGTAGTAGGAATTTCAGGAGGTATTGATTCTTCCGTAGTTTCTACTCTTTGTGCTTTGACTGGTATCAAAACCTACGTTGTGGGTATGCCTATTAATCAACTTGAAAATCAAGAATCTCTTTCTGATGCTCATGGTATATGGTTATCTGAAAAATTCTACAACGTTGAGTTTATCAAAACTGATATGAGTCAGGTTTATGATTCATTTTTGCAAACCATTGCAAGTGATATGGGGGAACAGTTTGCAACAAATAAACTTGCACAAGCCAATACAAGATCTAGAGTTCGTATGGTAACTTTATATCAAATTGCTGGATCTGTTGGTGGTATTGTAGTTGGTACTGGAAATAAAGTTGAAGATTATGGTGTAGGATTTTATACTAAATATGGGGACGGTGGTGTAGATATTGCACCTATTGCAGATCTTTATAAAACTGAAGTATGGATGCTTGGAGAACATCTGGGTATTGATGAAAGAATTATTTCTGCAGCACCCACTGATGGTTTGTGGGATGATGGTAGAACAGATGAAGATCAAATTGGAACTTCTTACTCTTTACTTGAGTGGGTTATGGAAAAAGGATTGTCAGAAGATCCTATGTTCCATAATGAGGAAGAAACAAATGCGATCAATGTATATCAAAAGTTTCACATTCAAAATAAACACAAAATGGAATCTATTCCAACATTTAAGCTATGAAAATCGGACTAATTGGAGCGGGAAGACTAGGAATCTGTCTTGCACTTCTAATGGAAAATGCAGGATATGATGTTCTTGTTTCTGACATTCGTGAGGATTATGTAGAAAACCTCAATAAAAAAATTATTTCTAGTACAGAACCATTTGTACAAGAACATTTAAAACAAGCTAAGTATCTAGAAGCGACTACTGATAATAAAAAAGTCATTAGTGAATGTGACATTATTTTTACTTTAGTTGCTACTCCATCTTTAGATGATGGCTCCTACGATGTTAGTTCTGTATGGAACGTCATTCGTGACTTCCAAGAAAGTCAAAATGTTCAAGGAAAAACTCTTGTAGTTGGATGCACTACTAATCCTGGAGATTGTTCGAGATTCCAAGAACAACTTAAGTCTTATGGTGTAAGTGTTATTTACAATCCAGAATTCATTGCACAGGGATCTATTATTAGGGATCTAACTCATGCGGATATGGTTCTACTTGGTGGAGATAACTCTGAAGTTTTAGAAGTTCTATCTCAAATTTATAAAAAAATTCAAGTGAATAAACCAGTTATTTCTGTAATGTCAGCTACTTCTGCGGAAATAGTTAAGATTGCAATTAACTGTTATATGACTACTAAAATTAGTTTTGCAAATATGATAGGACAAGTCCTTGTTCTTTCTGGTCTCGAAGATGAAATTGAGACAGTTCTTTCATCTATTGCTAGCGACACTAGAATTGGTAGTAAATATCTGAAATATGGATTTGGATTTGGTGGACCTTGTTTACCTAGGGACAATAGAGCTTTTGGTAAATATGCAGAAAAACTGGGATTGAAATATAATCTAGGGACAACCACTGATGATTTCAATAATGAACATTCTAAATTCTTGAAAGGTTATTTCATTAATAAAAATACAGAAAATCTCCCATTCCATTTTGAATATATTTCTTATAAGAGAGGGACTGATATTTTAACTGAAAGTCAACAATATAAACTTTGTTTGGATCTTTTAGAAGCTGGATATGAAGTCTATGTATCCGATAACCCACACATCATTAAACAGGTTGAAGTCTTGTTAACCAATCTATATGGTGATAAAATACACTTTGGTGAGCCACCAGAAACAATTAATACATTTGCAATTAAACTATGATTGGATATAATAGGCTAGGAAGTAACGGGCGTCTAGGAAATCAGATGTTCCAATATGCAGCACTCAGAGGTATTGCTGCAAAACGAGGATACGACTGGGTTATTCCTCCAGATACTTATGATCATAAAGATAATTATGGTCTCTTTGAAACATTTAAATTGACAAATGTTAATGAATCCAACATTGGATTTGTTAATGGTGAATACATACAAGAGAATGATCACTGTTTTATTCCAGAGTTTTTTGAAGAATGTCCAGACAATGTGAGTCTTGATGGATATTTCCAAACTGAAAAATATTTCAGTCACATCGCAAAAGAAATCCGTGAAGATTTCACATTTAGAGAAGACTATCTCACTCCTTGCCAGGAGTATATTGATAGTTTACCTTCTAGCCCTATTTTCCTTCATATTCGCCAGAGTGATAATATCGGAAGAGAACAGTATCATCCCATCCTCCCGATACAATTTTTTGAAGATGCGTTGAAAGAATTTCCTGAGGACACTCCTTGTTTCGTTTTTACTGACGATATGGAGTGGTGTAAGTCTCAAGAATTTTTTAAACAAGATCGTTTCTTGTTTAATGATAGTAATGGTAGATATACATATCGTACTATTGATGGTACTGGAAAAATGCAAAACACTCTTCTACCGCAGGTTGATCTGTGTCTGATGAGTCTTTGTTCTGGTGCTATCATTGCAAACTCATCGTTCTCCTGGTGGGGAGCATGGTTGCAAAATGATCGAGGTAAAGTAATTGCTCCAGATCCTAAGAAATGGTTTGGTACTGCAATGACTCACCTAGATACTTCGGACATTGTTCCTGATCGTTGGATTATTCAAGAGTGGAGTAAGTAATGGCTGTATCATTTAAAGGACTTGGTAATGAGGGGCGCCTCGGAAATCAAATGTTTCAATACGCATTTATTCGTGGACTTGCTTCCAATCGTGGATTTGATTGGATTATTCCACCTCCAGACGCAGATCGTTTAGACAATTATGGGTTGTTTGATGCCTTTGAACTTACTAATTGTGATCTAAGTAAGAATACTGGAGAACCCTTCTACAGAACTGTAGAGTATAGGGACATGCACTTCAATGAAGAGATCTTCAATAATTGTGAAGATAATACAAATTTTTCTGGTAATTTTCAAACAGAAAAATACTTTGAGTCAATTGCTTCATCTATTCGTGAAGATTTTGTTTTCAAAAAAGACTACTTAGAACCTTGTCAAGAATTTGTTGACAGCCTTGGTGGAAGAGATAACTGTATTTTTCTTCATGTTCGCCGTGGTTCTCCCAATCTCACTGGTAGGAGAGGTGAGAAGTGGTCTTATCAAATGGTGCAGGAATATCACCCACTCTGTAAAGAAGATTATTATATTCAAGCCTTAAAAGAGTTTCCAGAAGACAAGAATGTGATTGTTGTTTCAGATCTTATTGATTGGTGTAAACGTCAATCTTGGTTGCAGGGAGATAGGTTCCACTTCTCCGACTCTTCCTATGAAACCTTCGGAGATGGTGCGGCCGTCCCCTACATCGATCTCTGCCTCATGAGTCTATGTGGAGGTGCAATTATTGCTAATTCTTCTCTGAGTTGGTGGGGAGCTTGGTTACAAGGAGATTCTGGTAAAGTCGTTGCTCCAGATCCTTGGTTTGGGCCTGCTTACGCTCATTACAATATGAAAGACATGATCCCTGAAAGGTGGATCAAAATTCACAACGATCCATCTCCAATACCCGCTGAATCATGAAAGATTTAACATTTCTTCTACCATGTAGAATTGAGTCTGAAGATAGACTAAAAAATGTAATTACTTCCGTTACTTATCTCTTAAAAAATTTCCCAGAGTCCAAAGTAATTATAAAAGAAGTCGATACACATTCTCATTTTAAGTTCAGGGCTCTACCTGTAATTAAAAAGTATGTTGCAGTTGATAATTTAACACATATCTTTGAAGAGAATGATGATAAGTTTTTCCATAAAACTAGAATTCTCAACGATCTTTTAGTTGCTTCTGAGACTGAGATCGTTTATAATCATGATGTAGATATTGTATTACCAAAATCTAGTTACGAAATTGCATATGCATACATCAAAGATGGAACTGCAGATGCAGTATATCCATTTGGGTGTGGTGTTTATCAGTGGGCTGTAAACTATTCTGAAAATACTTTCAATCAATTTTTAGATTCTAATTTTGATTTTAGTGTTTTGGAAGAATCTAAATTTAGAGTTGCTTCTTCCATTGGTTGGGGTCAAATGATTAAACGACAAACTGAGATTGAAATTGGATTCTGGAATGAAAATTTTATTTCTTGGGGTGCAGAAGATTGTGAATTTTACTATAGACTAAATGCATTTGGTCGAAAAGTTGGCAGAGTAAATAGAGATGTCTACCACTTTGAACATGGTAGAACTTTTAATTCACATTATCACAATCCCAAATTTATGGATAATCATAATCTTTGGCAAAACATTAGAACTTGGGATTCTCAAAAACTATTCTCTTATTATCAACAACAATCTTATATCGCAGAAAGGAGGAAACAATTAGATGTTAGCGTTTAATGAATTGGGTAACATTGGTCGTCTAGGGAACCAAATGTTTCAATATGCAGCTCTTCGTGGTATAGCTGCTAATAAAGGATATGATTGGTGTATTCCTCCATATAAAGTACCAAGGGTTGATAATTATAGTTTAGCTAATTGTTTTACTCTTGATAGTGTGAAATCCACAAACCTTTATATTTTGGATCGTGGATTCGCTCCTATCGTCATGGAAAAACATTTCCATTTTGATGAAGAACTTCTACAACTTTGTCCAAATGATGTCTCTATTCATGGATTCTTTCAGTCTGAAAAGTATTTCAAACACATTGAACAAGATATTCGTAAAGACTTTACGTTCCATGATGATCTTTTAGAACCAGTTACGGGATTTCTTTCAGAACTTAAAGATCCTATTTTCCTACACGTTCGTCGTGGTGATCCTAATTTGGTTGATGCTAGAGGATTTAAGTGGGCTTATACCGAATGTTCTTCTATGCATCCTCCACAAACTCTGGAATATTATGAAGAAGCTCTAAAACTTTTCCCAGATGATCAAGAAGTTGTTGTTGTCTCGGATTCTCCGGAGTGGGTTATGGAACAAGAACTCTTTAAACCAGATAGATTCTATGTTTCTACTCCTGAAGAAAAATATCCAGATGGATCCTATACTCCTTATGTTGACCTTTGTATTATGGCTAACTGTAAGGGTGGAATCACCGCTAACTCAACACTGTCTTGGTGGGGCGCTTGGTTGCAAAACGGGTCCGGTAAAGTAGTTGCTCCCAAGAATTGGTTTGGACCTGCATATTCCGATAAAGATACTAAAGATCTTTATCCTGAAAACTGGATTGTAATGTGATTTGAACAATGACTTTGGACAAGAATAAAGCTGCTTACAAACTTAAGGGAATTGGACCTGTCTATTACTTGAATCTTGATGGTCAACCAGATAGAAAAGAGTACATGGAGGATCAATTTAAGTATTGGGAAATTGAAAACTATGAGAGAATCTCTGCATACGATGGTAGAGATGATGATCTAAGTGACATCATTCATGGCCGTTATCCAGAAAATATGAGTTCTGGAGAAATCGGTTGCGTAACATCTCATCTTAAAATACTCAAACATTTTCTTGAAAATTCTGATTCCCCATATTGTGTTGTCATGGAAGATGACATCGATCTAAGTACAGTCCATCATTGGAGTTTTACTTGGAGTCAATTTTTTGCTAGAGTTCCGTATGATTATGATGTAGTTCAACTTGCTATCATTTGTCCAGGAACTCTGCATGTAAATCTACACAAAAGATTTGTAAATGATTTTTCAACCGCTTGCTACATGATTACTCGTCATCATGCGGAAAAAATCGTAAGGTTCCACTGCCGTGGAGATAAGTATAAACTTGATTATCAAATTAAACCTAGAGCTGTTGCTGATGATTTAATTTATAACTCAGGTAATACATTTTCTATTCCAATTTTTCTTTATAAAATTGAACTGGGTTCTTCTATTCATCCAGAACATATTGAAATATTCCACAGGGGAAGTCATAATGGATTGACTGATTTGTGGAAAACTAGAGGTTCTGATTTGGAATTGGATAGATTGATGGATTATGATCCATATCTAGGAAGAACTTCAGAAGCTCAACAACCAACTCCATAACCTTTTCTTAGTTGACAAAACGAAAAAAAGGTTATAGTATATCTCAAGTCTTACGAAATTGTTAAGACTTTTTGTAGTTTAGTACTAAAAACAAATCTTTATGAAACTCAAACAACTGATGCTTGCACCCGTTGCTCTGGGTATGGTTGCTCCTGTTGCTGCGAATGCCGCAGACCTCAATATGGCAGCAGTCAACCAGTATACTTCCTCGGAACAAGTCTCAAGCATCAAACAACTCTCTGACGTGCAACCCACTGATTGGGCATATCAAGCACTCAGCAACCTTGTAGAACGTTATGGTTGTGTTGCTGGTTATGCAAACGGAACCTTTGGTGGTGGCCGTGCAATGACTCGTTATGAAGCAGCCGCACTTCTGAATGCCTGTCTTGACCGTGTAACTGAACAAACTGATGAACTCAAGCGTCTTGCTAATGAGTTCCGTGATGAACTGACCGTTCTTCAAGGTCGTGTAGATGGACTAGAACGAGTGGTTGGTTCTCTTGGGGCAACTCAATTCTCTACTACTACTAAACTTCGTGGTGAAGCAAACTTTGTTCTTGGTGGTGTTGATGACTATCGTACCAAAGGTGGTGATACAACCCGCACCGCATTCAACTACGATCTTCGCCTGAATCTGGATACTTCATTTACTGGTAAGGATCTGCTCCGTACCCGTCTGCGCTCATCCAACTTCAGTGGCGATCCTTTCGGTTCTAGTTCTTCTCTGTTCAAACTGGATAAAGCAGACAACACTACCAGTGAAGTTGGTAACAATGTAGTTATCGATCGTCTGTATTATTCATTCCCTGCTTTTAATAACAAAGCAACTCTGACTGCAGGTGCCGCAGTTCGTAACACTGAGATTGCTTGGATGCCTTCTGCTTATAAGTCTGGTATTCTTGACTTCTTTGCTGTTGCTGGTACTCCTGGTGTTTATAACAAAGCAACTGGTGCTGGTTTCGGTGCTCAGTATGGTAAGAAAGGTCTTATTGCTGGTGTAAACTACGTTGCTCAAAGTGGTAACGATAGTGAGACTGGAGTATTTGATGAGACTGGTGCTCTGAATACTCTTGCACAAATTGGTTATCGTGGTACTAACTGGGGTGCTGCATTTGGTTACCGTTATGGTACTGAAGGAACTCGTGTTCGCACCTATAACGGTCTGAATGGTGCTTCTGGTACTCTGGTTCCTGGTCAAACCTCTAATGGTTATGCTCTGAACGCTTACTGGCAACCTCAGAAATCGGGTATTGTTCCTTCTATTTCCGCTGGTTATGGATGGAATACTGTAAGTGGTACTCCTAGCGATGCTACTGATAGCCAGTCTTGGTTTGCTGGTCTTCAGTGGGAAGATGTGTTTGTTGGTGGTAATTCCGCTGGTGTTGCTATCGGTCAGGCACCTACTGGTGAGAACCTTGAGAAATCAACGATGCTTGAAATCTTCTACAAGTATCAAGTCTCGGATAACATCAGTGTCACTCCTGCAATCATCTACGGAAGTGATAACCAACGTCTTGCCGACAACTCCTCTAACTGGGGTGGTGTGATTCAGACTACTTTTAAGTTCTGATCTCCTAACAAAATTAAGTATAAATGACTACGGGGGGTGCTTGACACCCCTTTCTTTTTCCTATATAATTGTGTAACAATTCTTAACGAATGTGCAATGACTGTAACAACTAATGATCGCGGCCAACAAAATATGTGGGCGAAAGAACCTACCATGTACTACGAAAATTATGGTATGGATACACCTAACCAAGTAAAGGAGAAGTACAATGGACGTTGGGCTATGCTCGGCATTATTGCTGGGGCTATTTCTTATTCTCTCACAGGTAAACTTTTCTTCGGTATCTTCTGATGACTGAATTAATCTTTACTCTTACCTCTGTCGCATTCTTCGTACTGTTGGCAGTTTCTGTAGAAAAACTTTCTGAAACTTATTGATGGAACACTCACTAATTGAACTGCTGACTTATTATGTAATCGTTGCTGCTCTCTTTATTGGAGCACCAGCAGTATTTTTTACAATTGCTTTTATGCCCGCTTTGATGAATACAAAGGGTGCAGTTGTTGGTTATAAAACTCACCGCGATTATGGTGAAACTTCTATCTATTCTAAAGTAAAATAAAGGAGAACAAAAATGAAATTTGGTTTTACCCCTGAGGCAGAAATCCTCAATGCTCGTTTGGCAATGCTCGGTTTCGTCATTGCTGTTGGTACTTATCTCACTACTGGTCAAATCATTCCTGGTATTTGGTGACTAGTTGACTGATTAAAAAATTTTTGGTAAACTCTACAAGTAACTCAAATTAACTTCATGACAATTTATAACGTTACTCTCCAATCTCCTGATGGCACCGAAACTGTTATTCAGTGTCCTGATGACCAATACATTCTTGAAGCTGCTGAAGAAGCAGGTGTAGACCTTCCTTCTTCTTGTAAAGCAGGTGCTTGCTCTGCTTGTGCTGGCAAACTGATTAGTGGAACTGTAGATAACGAGGAACAATCGTTTCTTGATGATGATCAGATTGCTGAGGGTTGGGTACTCACTTGTGTTGCATACCCCACCAGCGATTGTGTGATTCTGACTGAACAGGAAGAGAATCTGTGAGAAGTGCTGACTGGTTGGGGCAACTCTCCATTGCTCTTCAAAAATTAGAATGGACTGCTGATGATGAAATCTCTGTAGAGATTGGCGGAGTTGCAGTCACAGGAACTGCTACTCACCCAGATGCAAATCCAAAATGGGCAAAACCCTTTGGAACTGTATCCTATCAAAATGATGCATTTATTGTAATTAAAAACAAATCAAGGAACCCAGTTGTTCCTTCACAACCAAATCCTGAACTTAAACAAAAACACCCTTATAATCATGCCCCAACTAATTCCTGAAGAAATCGTAAATATTCCATCTGTGAACTTCATGTTCCGCGAAAATGGTGAATTTGTAACTCGATCTACTGAAGAACTCTTCGGTGGAAAAAAAGTAGTGTTGTTCGCACTTCCTGGTGCATTTACTCCTACATGCAGTGCATATCAACTTCCTGGATTTGAGGAAAACTACTCTGAATTTATTGAAGCTGGTATTGACGAAGTGTATTGTCTTTCCGTTAATGATGCATTTGTAATGAATGCATGGGCCAAAGATCAAGGAATCGAGAAAGTTAAACTGATTCCAGATGGTAATGGTGAATTCACTCAAGGCATGGACATGTTAGTTCAAAAACGTAATTTGGGATTTGCCCTACGTTCTTGGAGATACGCTGCTGTCATTAATGACGGAGTAATTGAACAGTTGTTTATGGAAGATGGTAAACGAGATAATGCGGATACCGATCCATATGAATATTCTACTCCAGACAAAGTTCTTTCATATGTAAAATCAAAGACTCCTGTAGTAGTCTGATATTTTAGAGAGGAGAATTCTCCTCTCTTTTTTTATGTCATTTTCCAGGTATATTTTCTTTTAGCAATATTCGTGCTTGTTTTAATAAAGTCATCTAGTAGTTGTATATAATCTGAAGCTGGAGAATCTTTTTGTATCCCAGAATTTAAGAAAAGATTTTTTATGTTTTTTGATATTTCCAAATCACAAACATTCTCTAAAAAATAATCTGGTCTTTGCATTCTATAGTTATTGTAGTATTCTTTAGGTGCAAATTCTAAATGTTTTATATTATAAATTTTTTCTCTTGCATTAAATTTTTCAAATGTTATCCTTATAGTTTTATCTGAGATATCTTTGTCTTTCCAAAATTTTGTGTTTTTAACATAATCAATATATTCTTTTATTACATCATCTGATCCTATTCCATAATCAATAGAATGATATGATACATCACTAAAAGATTTTGGGAAATATTTCCATTTAATTAGTATTCGACCTTGACCTGCCATTGAAATCCATTTGTCTTCATTTGTGGTTGTAGGATCTTTCACAAGAATAAAAGGATACATAAAACAATCATCTTCACAATAGTCCAAGTACAAGTAAACTAATTTTGTAAATTTTTGTATTTTTATAGAAAACTTTTCATTTGTTCTATCTTCATACTCATCGGTATTAAAGAATGTCTCATAATCTTCTATCGCTTGTTGCATATTATCTTTGAAGGATTTATAGGAGTCTATTAAAATATTACTTGGCAATACTCTTTGAGATTCAGTTTTAAATCTCATTATCTTTGACGGCAATTCTATTTCATTTCCTCTATCATCATCAAAATACCTTATATCATACATGTTAAATAATAGAATAATTAAATTATATAGATTGATTATTGGTAATGAAAGTTTTTATTGGATATGATTCTAGAGAAGATGTTGCATATCAGGTTTGTAAATATAGTCTTATAAAACATCAATCTAAGGTAGAAGTTATACCTTTAATACAATCGGATTTAAGATCATCTGGTTGTTATTATAGACCTTTTGATGAGCCATCCTCAACTGAATTTTCATATACAAGATTTTTAACTCCACACTTATCTAATTATTCTGGTTGGTCTGTTTTTTGTGATTGTGATTTTTTATGGCTATCTGATATAGAAGAACTGTTTAAATTCAGAGACGATAAGTATGCAGTTTTAGTTGTCAAACACGAATACAACCCAATAAATAAAATTAAAATGGATGGACAATTGCAAGTGAATTATCCCAGAAAGAACTGGAGTTCTCTTATTTTGTGGAACTGTAATCATCCATCCAATAAAAATCTAAATGTAGAAACCGTTAATAAGTTATCTCCTCAAGAACTGCATAGATTTACTTGGCTAAAAGATGATGAGATTGGGGAGTTGCCTTTGGAATGGAATTGGTTAGTTGGTTGGTATAAGGAGGGTAATCCAAAAGCATTACATTATACTGAGGGTGGTCCTTGGTTTGAAAATTATAGAGATTGTGAGTATTCTGAAATTTGGAAAAAATATTTTGGAGAGATGTCAAATGTATGATATAAAATATTTTCATGATCAGTCGGGAGAGGAATTAATATTTACGGAAGAAAATCCTTTACAAATAATGGGATTTGAATATAGAGAAAGTGAAAAAATAACAAAGGAAATGTATAAAGATGGCCTCAGAGTTTTTATGGAGGATGTCTTAGAGTGTAGGGATATGGATGGACCATTTTGTAGTGAGATTTCATATATCGAAAGATTAGAAGGTCAACGACAAAATAAAGTTTACTTTGATAGATTTACTAAATTAGTTTATTTGTATCTGGATCTTCTTCTTGAGAAGAGTTTTATGTATCCTATCGTTCTAAACGATGATGTTATTAAATCTGGTCATGGTAGATCATTATTGGCCTGGAGATATTTTCCAGAGAAAACTTTTGATTTCGTTGTTAACTCAACCAGTTTTGGGATAGGGTCGGAAGAATTAATGCAAGATTTTGTGGACAAAGTTAAGAACGGAACATATTGGAAAAATATTGATATTTCGGATAAAACAATAATTCTCAATATTGAAAATGTTGAAGACTATAAATTGAATGATAGAGATTTATTTTTTATTAAGTCTATAGAATTCGTAGACGATAATTACTATCAAACGTTTCAGAATATTAGACCAGATTATTTTCTGGAAAACTCTTGTAAGATAGAAATATGGCACCGCATGAAAGATGTGATCATTAATTATAAACTTCAAAATAATATTGATGGATTTTTTGAAATACTTGACCACGTAATATTTGATACTCTACCTCTTGCTAAAAAACTTTATACATGGAAATGAGTTATGTATGATATAAAATATTTTGATGACGTTACCGGTGAGAGATTGTTTTTTTCTAAAACAAATCCATTAAAGGTAATGAATTTTGAATATCGTAGAAACCAAAAGATTGTTGAGGACAGGTTTAATGAATCTCTCAAAGTCTTTATGAGTGATGTTTTGGATGTGAAAAAGACATATGTTGATTCTTCTTATGAAAAAGAATATGTAAATGGAGTTCCATATGGTGGTCCCCCTGGAATTTTTGAGCCAATATATTTTGATATATTCACAAAGTTGGGATACCTTTACTTGGATTTGATCGAACATAAGTCTTACATGTACCCATTCATCTACACTCCACATACTTTGAGATCTAAGAATCAATTACAAGCTGGTGGACATGGTAGAGCACTTATTGCATATAGATATTTTCCAGAATTTGAATTTGATATCTCAGTTCATTCTTCAGATTACGGGGTAGGGTCTGAAGAAATTTGTCATAGGTTTATAGATTCAGTTTTAGAAAATCGATATTGGAAAGATTTTGATTTATCCAACAAAGTTATTATTATGACTATTGAAAATTTTCAGGATTTGTATTATATTAAATCAATAGACATTACTGACGAAGATTATTTCAATAATTATAAAGCTAGAATACCCGAATCTTTTATTGAAAAAAGTGCAAACATAGAACTTTGGAATAGTATTAAAGAATCCATTATCAATTTTGATGTCAATAACTACAATGATCTTGTAGTTTTATTGGATCAAATAATTTTTGATAATCTTTCTCTAACTAAAAAATTATATACTTGGAAATTTAAATGAATATCAATTATTATTATCAATTTAATGATAGCTCTAAGAACAAAATATTTGATGATATTGATCCTGACATAGAAGAACATCTTGAAGAGATATCAAATAGAGAAATCCGAGTAAACTACATAGAAAACGTTAAGATTTCTCCAATAGTTTTTAATAGATCGTGGAATACTTTTGTTACCGATATAAATGATGTGAAAAGTAATTCAGAAAAATATGGAATATCTGAATACTTCGAACAAACTATGCAGTATTCTATGGGTTCCAATTATATTGTGCCTACTAGATTTCCTCATGAAACTTGTATCACCGATAAGACGGGTTTTATGAGATCTTTTTTGATGACATTACCATATCTTTATCGAGATCTTAAAAATTTTGGTAAATTTATGATGCCTTTTTTAATGACATCTGTTTATGATTTAAATGATAATATAAAACTATATCAAATAACTGGAGTTTCTAGGGCATTATTGGGTCATTTATATTTTCCAGATATTAGAGTAGACTATGCCATAAGTGATAAAGTTAACGGGAAATCAAGAGGAGATATTTGTTTTAACACAATTGAAGATCTCTGTAATCACATTCAACTGAAATCAAATATTGAATTTGATTATGTAGATATAATTATAGGAAAAGAACTTCAACGTGGCCATGCCAAAATGTTTGGTAAGATGAAAGATATTTACTACATTGAAGGTATAGAATTTAATAAAAATAACAAAAATTTTTATGATAAGATTTTATCTAAGGATATTGTCTGGAAAACAATTTATGAATTAATAATTAATTCTAATCTTAATGAAGAAAAAGATTATCTAAAATTATTAGATAATATAATTTCGGAGACTGAAGTTTTAATATGATAAAAAATATTTTATGTTACGAGAAATATTGTGATCCTAGTTATTGGGCTATTTCTAAGTATCGAGAAATAGATCCAAAAGATATCCAGATTTCTTATGTCTACAAAAAATCTATAAACGTTCCTCAGATTTTTACTGAGGATTATCTGTGTGATTTTATAAAATTAGTCTTAAAAATAAAGTATGGACCTTATAAAACTTTTGAGGAATCCTGCAAACATTGTAAGATAAGTAATTTTACAAAGTTGCCTCATCTATATAAAGCCCTTTTAACGGAACAATCTTTTAGATTTCCTATTGTTTCCGACGTAAATTTAACTCATATATGTTCTGGTGCAGGTAGAGTTTTAATAATTTCTAATTACTTCCCAGACAAAAAAGTTGATGTAATTTTTAATAGAACTAAAGATGACCCAGAATCGAACCATAATCTTTCGGATTTGGTTAGTGATATCGTCAATAATGATAGTTGGAAAGATATTGATCTGAGTAATTCTACTTTGTTTTTAGATTTTTATAGGAAAGATATTCAGAGAATTATTGGCATTGAAATAGCCTATGAAGAATATAAGAAACTAGAGTTAAAAGATAAACCAGAACCAGGAGTTTTTTTGACTTTAAGGGAAAATGATTTTGATCTTTGGAAAAGAATGTATCCTGTTATAATGACTACAAAGTGTTTGACTTTTAGTGACTATCAAAATCTTTTGGATAGGTTGGTTTTGGACAATGTTGAGTATGTAATGGATGACAACGTTGATTGGGGCCCAAGGCCCTTGACACCCATGGGAACCCGTAGTATGATAAATAGGTAAACAAATGTTACGAAACCAAAAGTTCTCGTAACATTGTCGAACTCCCACTAACCGAGACCTATGGGGAGTATAAAAACGTCTCTCATATCCTGCCTGAGGGTGGCGGGAACATAGTATCACCACCATTTCCCTGATGGTCCTACTATTTTTAAAAAAAACAATGACTGCTACACTTTCACGTCAACAATCACAATCGAATATTTGGGAACAGTTTTGCAATTGGGTTACATCAACCGATAACCGTCTTTATGTCGGTTGGTTTGGAGTCCTCATGATTCCTTGCCTACTTGCTGCTACAACTTGTTTCATCATCGCATTCATCGGTGCTCCCCCAGTGGACATTGATGGTATCCGTGAACCCGTTGCTGGTTCACTCATGTACGGAAACAACATCATCTCTGGTGCTGTAATTCCTTCGTCCAATGCTATTGGACTGCACTTTTATCCCATCTGGGAAGCTGCTTCCCTAGATGAGTGGCTTTACAACGGTGGACCATTCCAACTGGTCGTCTTCCACTTTCTGATTGGTATCTATGCTTACATGGGTCGTGAATGGGAACTTTCTTACCGTCTTGGTATGCGTCCCTGGATTTGCGTTGCTTACTCTGCTCCTGTTGCTGCTGCTTCTGCGGTGTTCCTTGTTTATCCTTTCGGTCAAGGTTCCTTCTCTGACGCAATGCCTCTCGGAATCTCGGGTACGTTTAACTACATGCTCGTCTTCCAAGCAGAACACAATATCCTTATGCATCCGTTCCACATGCTTGGGGTTGCTGGGGTATTTGGTGGCTCTCTGTTTAGTGCTATGCACGGAAGTCTGGTTACGTCTTCCCTTGTCCGCGAGACGACAGAGCAAGAGTCTCAGAACTATGGTTACAAGTTCGGACAAGAAGAAGA